TCACCAGGTTACGAGGGGGTTTTTTTATGCCTTATTATTAAAGTTTAACATTTATATTGTTTGCTAATCTGTTTATCTGTTGTATATTTGTAGTGTAGTAAGGAAATAACCGATACAAAAAACTAGAAATTATGAGATTATTTAGAGCTATTTACAGCACAGAAAGTATTAAAAATATTAATTATGATTTCGATGCTCAAAACTTGACAGCCGCTATTGAATATTCAAAATGGAAGTTTTCAGCTAAAGATGTTAGAATCGTAGAATTAGACCCTTGCACTTTACGAGAAATAAATGTAACATTTATTGACAAATTACAAACAGTATTACTACTAGGACTAAAAACCAACGTAGAAGCAGAATCAATCAACTTAGAGAATAAGCTTAAGGCAGACCCTAAGAGTATAACATCTTCAGAACTAAGAAAACTATTCTACTATGCAGGAATTAAGTCGGTACAAATAGGAAATACAACAATAAATATATAAGCTATGAAAACTAAAACAAAAGAAGTAGTAATTAAGAGCATTGACTACAAAACAGTATACGGTCAATCAAGTGACAATAATGTATATTACGTTTACGAAATCGAAACAAATGAGCGTTTAGAATTAAATGCCTTAGATAGTGTAATCACACAAACAACAAATCTCCCCGCATCGTTTAAGGAATTTATGGAGGATAATAATCTAAGCCAAGCGCAAACACTAGAATTCTTAAACAACAACTACAAAAAACAATAACATGGAAGTAATAAGAGAACAAATCAACGTACAACTTATTTTTGAGACGTACAAGGTGAAGGTTAACGACCCCAATATAAAGTACAGCTGGTTTTGTATATACGTATTATGTACTAGTGTAACGCTTGTTAACGGCTGGAAAAACTCGACTCATCAAATGAGCAGTCGCAAAAAAGCTAAGGTACTAACGCTTACTGGACTTATTCCAGATCAATATGTTAAGATAATTACTCTTAATATTTAACATTTATAATGTTTGTTTATCCGTTTGTTATGCTTATATTTACACACACTAAAACCTTAAATTATGGGATGGACTAATCCAGAAGACGACCAAGACTTAGAAAACAAATGTATGTATTGCAAAGAGGAATGCAGAGGTTATTACTGCGATGATCAATGCAAAGAGGCTGACATTAACGATTAATAAAAACTAGAAACTATGAAAGACATTTACAAGGCATTAGCCAATTTTCAACAAGAAGTACCAGTAATTCACAAAGCAACTCAAGGATATGGATATTCTTATTCAGACCTTCCAACCATCTTTGCGGTTATTAATCCATTACTAAAAAAGAACGGTTTAGGCTTTACCCAATTACTACATGAAAACCAAATAGAAACAATATTATTTCATGTAGAATCAGGTCAAGAAATAAGATCACTAACTAATATTCCTCAAGACGTACAACTAGCTAAGATGAATGCTTTTCAAGTTCTTGGTAGTGCCGTTTCCTATATTCGTAGATACGCTTTAAGCTCAATGATTGGCATTGTGACAGACAAAGACACAGATGCAGGAGGTGAGCAAAGTAAGCCATTAGCAAAATCATTTACAGATCAAGACATGAAAGTGCTTAAGGCAAAATTATTAGTCGCAACTGATAAGAATCAACTAACAGAATTGTATAAAAGCAATCCTAAATATAAACTTTCAAAAGATGCTGGTAAATTATTTACTCTTAGAGGTTTAGAATTTGTATCATGATAGCCTTAATTGACTTAGATTCAATACTTTACAAAGCCGTTTACAAGGTCGTATCTATAACACAGATGCGACAGGCTTTGGATTTGTATGGTAAAGAAGGGGCTAAACAATGGCTACTTGAAGAAGTCTACAACCAAGGCATCAACCGAGTAGAGAAGCAAGTACTTGAAATAGTAGAATATTTATATTCTGTAATGTTTGAGGATATAAGCGAAACAGAACTTTACATTACAACTTGTAAAAAGTCTTTTCGTAAGGCAATCGCACCTAGTTACAAAGGTAATCGTAAGCGTAACAATTATGTTTGGCTTCTTAGGAATCACTATATCATAAACGATGCTAAGTTTTCCGACACGTTAGAAGCTGATGATTTAATCGCTATAAGAGCCGTAGAGCTAGGCAAAGCGAATTGTATAGTAGTTAGTCCCGACAAAGATTTAAAGACCATAGGAGGGTTCTATTGGAGTTATTACAAGCAAAAGGACAAAGATTTTGAAGGAAACTTTATCTTAGACGAGAACGGCTACCGTGAGCAAAGCTTCAAGCAAAGAGAACCTATCTATCTTACAGATGACGATGCTAGTTTTTTATTTTGGCAACAAATGATAATTGGAGACACAGCAGATAATATAAAAGGCTTGCACAAGTGGGGAAAAGTAAAGTCTGAGAAGATACTAAAAGAAAGTTCTTGCTATTGGTTTACAGTCGCTCGCAAGTACATAGAACTTAATCAAAAAAAAGATTTTAAAATTAACTATTCGCTTCTAAAACTAGGGAGCACTAACAATTAACAAATAAACATTATGGCAACAATTAAAGGAAAGTTAAAGATCAAAGGCGAAACAAAAGAGTTTGGCAACAACGGATTCACAAAGCGTGAAATTGTGATAGAAACAGTAGAAACCTATCCTCAGTCAATCTTAATCGAGTTAATAAAAGATAAGTGCTCGATTATAGACGGTTACAATATACGCGATGAGATAGAAGTATCTATAAATATACAAGGTAGAGAATGGGTAAGCCCTAAAGGCGAGACAAAGTATTTCAACAGCTTACAAGGTTGGAAGATAGAAGGTATCGCAAAAGCAGAAGTATCTGATTTTGATATAGATGATGATGATATATTTGGTTAATAATTACATGTAAACCATTTAAAAGTAGTATATTAGCAGTTCAAGGCTGGACACCTGAAAATATATTAGTCAAGTTACCCTCTTTTAATCGGCAGTCCAGCCCTGATTTTAAGGGGGTTTCTTAATTTAAAAAATATTATAATGGCAACTGATAAAAAAGGTTTTGTTCTTTATGCTGATCTTATTCATACGGTTTCTAAAATGCCAGACGATAAGGCAGGAGAACTATTAAAGCATATTCTTTCCTACGTTAACGATGAGAATCCAGAGACAGACGACTTAATTATACAACTCACTTTTGAGCCTATTAAACAGCAACTAAAGAGAGATTTAATTAAGTACAAAGACAAAAAAGAAAGCCTGTCTCTTTCTGGAAGGATAGGCAATTTAAAACGATGGAATTTAGATTTATATCAAGATTATAAAAAAGAAATCTATACTTTAAGAGGTGCTGAAAGTATCGCAGAAGGTCGCAAGTTATCGCCACCCGATGATTCGCTATCGCCACCTATCGCAAACATCGCTGTTACAGATACAGTTAGTGTTACAGTTAAAGATACAGTTACAGTTAAAGATAGTAAAGAAACAATAAAAGGCATTTATGAGTTTTTTAATCTTGAAAGAAAGGATTTACCAGAAGCTATAAAATTAAATGACTCACGAAAAAAGTTAATTAAATGCAGATTAGAAGAATACGATCAAGACACTATCAAGAAAGTAATTTTAAAAGCTAGAGACAATAATTTTCTAAGCGGAAAAGAAACAAACTTTAAGGCAAACTTTGATTGGATATTCAACAAAACTAATTTCTTAAAAATCCTTGAGGGAAACTACGAGAACGAAAAGACTAACTTTGGTAAAGATAAGCCAGCGTTTAAACTTAAAACTAACAGACCAACTTAAAACTATGGAAACAGAAATAAAAGAAATTATAAACGCAACTAGCATGGGAAAACTAGAAAGACAAGCAGTTATAAACGCTGTTTTAGATTGTATTAAAACTAACAGACCAACTTAAAACAAAAACTATGGAATTAAAAGAAAGAATAGAAATATTTAGAACTGAGGAAGCTAGATTAATTAATAAGCTTGATGAAACTAGAAAGCTTATTATTCAATATCAAAATTTAACTACTATTACAAATCCTTTACTAGTATTAGAACTAGGTGAAATAGAATCCTTAAAGATATGTGCAACTAAAGGTTTTGAAATAAATATTTATCAAGGAAAATATAGATTTATACTTGGTGGAGATGGTAGAAGCCAGCCTTGGGATGAACAAAGACAAGGCGTAATTTGTGATATAAAAAGTAGGTATTACTTAAATCAAGTTCAAATAAATATTATTACTTCTTATTTAAAAAGTTTAGGACAGATAGATGATATTAACTTTAATCAGTTTAAAAACTAAAACCATGAACGATAAAGAAATAGGAAAGCACAAGTACAACTCAATCATTAACAAATCAGAGTTAACCGATACAGAGAAGAGACAAATAAAAAAGTATGAAACAGACAGAGGATTAAGCACCGAACAAAAAGCAAAGGTTGCTGAGTACTTTGAAAGCCTAGATAAGAAAGTGGAATTGCCAGAGTATGCCGATGTAAACTTATCTTATTTGTATAAGATGTTTTTAGATTTTTACATTATAGAAAATAAAAAAGAATTTTATCCAAAGGCAAACAATGGAGAAGCAAAAACTTTTGTTTATACTTTACTATCTTATTTTTTTAAGAATAAAAAGTTTTATCACTCACCAATTCTGAACAAAACAATATCTAAGCCAGATTTAAACAAAGGACTTTTAGTAATCGGCGGAACAGGATGCGGAAAGACATCTACTTTTAAGGCAATACATAAGATGCTATTTACAGGCTGTACAACGCCAGTTAAATCTATACTGGATATAAAGGGTGACTTGCAACCAATAACCCGTTACAAGCCTTTATTTGGATTCTCAACATGCAATGACGTAGTAAGTGAATACGAAGGTTTAAATACAGCAGAAGAAAAAAAGAACTTCTGGACTAAATACACAAAGGGAACACGATACTTTGATGACCTAACAACCGAGAGAGAAGCAAGCAACTACGGAAAGGTTAATCTCTTTCAAGAAATGTTTGAGAAGCGTTCAATAGATTTGCCTAAGACTATTGCAACAATGAATTATTACGACCAAAGCGGAAGCTTAGAACAGACGCTAGACTACCTAGGGCAGAAGTACGGCTTTAGGGTGCATGATAGACTATTTCAAATGTTTAATATTATTGAGTTAAAAGGAACATCACTTAGAAAATAAAAATATGATAACAGCAACAAACGAAGATAACATGATTATGATGGCACGTTATCCAGATGATTACTTTGATTTGGCTATTGTTAATCCTCCTTATGGTATTGGTTATGCTAAAAGAAAAAGCAAAACAAAGACATCTAAAATACAATATACACCTAAAGATTGGGATAATGAAACACCAACAAATGAATACTTTAATAATGTTATTAGAGTGTCTAAAAACCAAATTATTTGGGGTGGTAACTATTTTAAACTTCCAACAACAAGGTGTTTTATTATTTGGTATAAGTGCCAACCCGAAGGACTAGATCAAGCTATGTGTGAATTTGCTTGGTGTTCTTTTGATAAATCAGCAAAAATATACAAAACAAGTGTTCAACAAATGCAAAAAACAAGAATACACCCAACTCAAAAACCTGTTAAACTTTATGAATGGATTTTAATGAACTACGCAAAAGAAGGAGACAAGATTTTAGACACTCACAGAGGCTCTGCAAGCTTAGACATAGCCTGTCATAATTTAGGATTTGACTTGGTAACTTGTGAACTTGATACAGACTATTTTAATAACGGCAACAAAAGACTTAAGCAACATAAACAACAACTAACAATGTTTTAACCATGAAACAAAAGATATGCAAAGGTAACTACAGAGTAGAACACTATAAAGGATGCGGAGAGCCTAAGCATATCTTTCGCTATGGTTTATGCCAAAAGTGTTTTATAAGCTGGACTCAAAGCACAGAAGCAGGAGGCGAGTACATACGCAAGGTAACAATACCAAAAGCAAAGAAAGAAGTAAGAATAAAAGAACAAAAGCAGACTAAGGAAAAGAAGATCGACCTGCTATCAAAAGACGCTTACCGAAAACAATACCTTCAACCAGCGATAAACGAGATAGTAAGAATAATAGACAAAGACCAAGACTGCATTGCAAATGTAGATGCGTTTGCAAGTGATGCAGGACACTTTATAAGCTCAGGATCAAATAGACAAACGGCGCTAAACCTTCATAACATACATTTACAATCTCGCAACTCTAACAGTTTTAAGGGTGGCGAAGATTTGAAATACTACAAAGGATTAATAAGAAAGTACGGTCAACAATACGCAGACTTCTGCGAGACATTAAGACAAAGCAAACAACGCCACAGTAAGATTGACTACATAGAAGCATTTAGCAAAGCAAAAGAGTTTAGACTTATACTTAAGAAGAAAGATTTAGTTTATAATGCACAGCACAGAATAGAGTTACGCAACCAAGCAAACGAGTTTATTGGCTTGTATGAGAAAGAATTTACAAAGTTTAACATTTGACTTGTTTGTTTATCCGTTTGTTGGTTGTATATTTGCCTATAACTAAAAAAAAAAAAACTAGAAACTATGACTACTCTAAACTTTCAAGACTTAAAAATTACAAACAAATCTAATTTTTCTTCAGACTTTTTTTCTTCTGTAGAATATACTATCGCAAGAATAAACAAGTATATCACTATAAAAGGCGACATCTCTCAAAAGCAAAAAGGCGAATATGAAATATTATTATACGCTATGGAAAACGAAGTAGAAGGTCAAGCCCTTACTTACGCTATTTCACTATCAAGAGACGAAATCGAAAAGGCTAGAATCATTATAAAAAAATAAATACAAAACCATGACCGAAAAACTAGAACTAATTAAAAGACTATTACTACAAGGGCAGAGACATGAAGATATTAGAATACAAGCCAAGACTTCCTGGCGAATGATCTACAAAGTAATAGAAGAGAACGCAATGCAAGAGTTCCGACAAGAGGTAACAAGACGTTACAAGAGCAAAAACGCACAGAGACTAAGAACACCTAGCGTTACTCAAAAAAGAAACACGACTCTAAAACAATTAGACCGCAAGTTATTAGGCAATCAAGTCAAGAATCGGAAGAGACTAGATGACAAAGTACTAGACTTAGGATATAAGAATTGCAGCGAATACATATCACAGCATGGAGCTATGAGCTTTCGAAATAACATATTAGCAAACTAAAAACTATGAAACTATCAGGAA